GCCTATGATCTGCTCCAGTAGCTCGACCTGTGCTCTTTCCAATAAACACTTCTTTTACCGTTAATTCTCTTATGAGTTTACTGTAATCTTCTGGATCACCTAATTTCGTATGGGTATCCTTGTAAATGGCAACTTTATTATCGTCGCTTACGACTACACGGAATGGTCTTGAAAAATTATCATGAATATCATAATATTTAGGAGTCATCTAGCTTTTCTTAGGAAAATTATACCACAAGATCCCACCTACTAATGCAGTCACTGCTACCCCTGCAGCGAGACCCTTTAGCATTGCCTGATTATCTGCCTCCATGAAATCTGCTGAGCTTACAACGGGAGTCTTTCCACGAGCACCCAAGCGAGTATAGTATTGGATTACTTCTGTCTCTGTGTATTTGCGCTTGCCCAACATTACATTTACTTCATTGTGCAATTCTACAGTCCAACGAAATACATCATTCCTAGAATCAATAGATGCGCTTACAGGCATCTTAGCCAAATGGGATGCGTAATGTTTTCTACAAATCGGGCAAGGTATAATTACTTGCAATGATTCTAAAAACTCCTTCATAGCCTTCTTATCTGAATACGTAGGCTCCTGAGGATATCCAAGTGCTGCAATATGAATTGTATGCCAGAAAAAAGGTCCCCATACTTCTGGAGGCACATGCATTTGTATCTATTATATTAAAAGAGCATATACCAGGCACCTAAGACGCATAAACCAGTATATAGTAATTATGGCTACCTTTTATCAAAATAAACAATTACATGTATGTTCAAATTGTGGAGGCACCGGACATACCTTCCGTTTTTGTATGGAGCCTGTATCAAGTTATGGTGTTCTCGTATTTCGATGGCTAAGTCGTAACAAGGAATGGCCACAGATGAGTGAATTATCTAGAGATACATGTAACCCAACTGGCACCAATTCTCTAATTCCACAAGTCTTGATGATTCAGAGAAAGGATTCACTTGGATTTATGGATATTATGAGAGGCAAATACAAGGTGAATGAGCCAGATTATATCAGAAAACAATTAAGGGGTATGACACAAGATGAAAGACATAGATTGGAAACGATGGAATTTGAGGAAATATGGCATTTACTATGGGGATCAGATACAGAATCTTCACAGCGATACGCTCACGACCGCGTTGTATCAAAACAGAAGCTAGCAGAACTTCGCGCTGGTATTGAACTACCATCTGGTGAGCGATACACATTAACGGATCTTCTCCGGCAAGAACCAGGTGTATATCAAACTCCTGAATGGGGATTTCCTAAAGGTCGCCGTGACCCCCATGAATCTGATATTCACTGTGCATTTAGGGAATTAGAGGAAGAGACAAGTATAAAAGAAGATGAATTATTGAAGGTAGTAAACATATCACCCTTTATTGAACAATTTTACGGATCAAATAACATTCACTATAGACATTCCTATTATCTTGCCCAATTTATTGGAAAGCGAGAAGTCACATTTGATATTGTCAATACAGAAATGACACGTGAAATTGGAAACCTGGCGTGGAAAAGCTTGGATGATGCAATTCAATTACTTAGACCTGAAAATATTGAAAAGAAGCAAATTATTCTACAGCTTTACAGCCTCCTAGTCAATTATTCTCCAGTTATACGATGTCCTCTTGCAGCGCAACAAGTTGTAAATGAAAATAATAGTCAAGAGCAGCAGGAATACTATGTCTTTACTGGACAATCAGGAGACACAGTTTCAGGAAAAATGGAAAAGCCTAAGCGATTTTTCGGAGAGAGACAAACTTCTCGCAGAGTTCAAGACATACGCGTCACAAACCAGGACAGCAGTCACGATGGGGTTAGACCCGCAACGGGAAATCCAGGGCTCACTATATCCAGATATTGATGACGAGACATTTTTACAAAAACTGTTGAGTAAACGTGAATTCCGAGAAACTAAGCAAGCCAAGATTACTGATGAAACTCTCGAACAAAATGTGTGTGATGTGGAAGAATTCGAATATACATCTGCTCAGAAATTTGTCTCACAATTCATGTCACCCAATACTCCTTATAACGGAATGCTTCTCTACCATGGAGTGGGTGTTGGTAAGACGTGTTCTGCCATCTTGGCAGCTGAATCTTTCCTACAACTAAGTCCAAAGAACAAGGTCTATATCCTGGCACCTCCAGCAATTCAAGCTGGATTTTACAGAACAATTTTTGATTCTTCTAGAATAAAATTCGGTAATGAATCTGATGAGCAAAATCAACACGACGGCTGCACTGGAAATCGTTATCTTGATTTAACTCAGACTCTCTATGAGAGAGATAAGAAGGATATTGAGCTACGCGTGAATCGTCTAATTAACAAGCGTTATTCCATCATGGGTTACGTAGCCTTTCGTAATATGGTGCGCGATATCTTGAGTCAAATACCTTCCACCCTTAGCCCCGAAAGGAAACAACAACAAAGAGTAACCTTACTACAGCGTGCTCTCAGTGGGTGCTTTTTCATTGTAGATGAAGCCCATAACTTGAGAGATGTATCTGAGACAGAGGATGATACTGATCAAGTTGATGATGTGGGTGACCGCTCTGATGCTTCAGCCGGTAAGAAACTAGCACCTATGTTACGCGAAGTCTTGAAGACATGTGAGGGAATCAAGCTCATGCTAATGTCTGCAACTCCAATGTATAATAATTATAAGGAAATTGTTTCTCTTCTAAATCTTCTTCTCTACGTCGACAAGGTTGATGAATCTGAGCTTCTTAGAGAATCTGATATAGTATTTGATAAGGAAGTTTTGACACCTGAATCTGAAGCGAAGATAGTCAAGGTAGCAAATGGTCATGTTAGTTTCATGCGCGGAGAAAATCCCAGAGCCTTTCCTTCTCGTCTAGATCCTGCTCCTGAATTACGTGTGCAGTCCTGGCCAACCTTTGCTCCTAATGGCACTCTTGAGATAAAACCTGAATCTCAGAAAGAAAATGTCTTACAGCTACCTCTTGTCAAGTGCGAGTTAACTGGAGAACCTCTGGAAGTTATAAAGAATCTAACTGAAAAGCTAGTGGAAGCAAAGGGTGTAGGAATTCGCACCATTGACACTTTACTTCAGGCAGGCAATTGTATCTTTCCAGGTGAGGGCCTTGATGGGCGTGTTGGATCAGAAGGATTCCAAACCTGGTTTTCAACAAGGGCAATTCCAGCGAGCTTTGAAGGAACGCGTCTGAATACCTTGCCCCAGTATGTTCCAGCTGATCCAGATGAATCCTATAATTGGATGATAGCATCAGACGATGGTCTAGGAAAAGCTTCACCAAAATTCAATAGAGTTCTAAAAACAATTCGCACAGCTACCGGTATTTCTTTCGTCTATAGTCGTTTTGTTGAGAATGGAGCAGTAATTTTCTGTCTTCTTCTTGAGGCTAATGGATATACACCCTGGGGTCGCTCAGCCCCGCTCTTCAGTAAGGGTTCCATAGCAGGTGGCCGTCAGTGTTGCAAGTGTGATAAGAGAGAATCAAGTCACCCTCCTTATATTCTAGGTCAACAAGAATCTAGAGAAAATCACAAGTTTATGCCTGCCTACTATGCGCTCTTAACCGCCAGTGATGTGAATACGGTTGAAAAACAATCTCTACCACTTTCTCCCAATAATACTGCAGTGATAAACATGGCACGTAGTATTGAAAATAAGGATGGACATAAGATTAAAGTAATTGTTGGTTCTCAAGTAGCTGGAGAAGGTGTAGACTTGCGTTTCATTCGTGAGGTCCATATCTTAGAAGGCTGGTTCCACTTGTCAAAGGAGGAACAGATTGTAGGACGTGGAATTCGTTATTGTTCTCATAATGCCTTGCCAAAGGTGAAGAGAAATTGCACAATTAATTTGTATGTCAATACGTTTCCCGAAAATGTTAACAAGGAAACAATTGACCTCTATTCTTACAGAACTGCCATGAATAAAGCTGTCCGTGTTGGAAATGTGAGTCGCGCCTTAAAAATGGGAGCAGCAGATTGTAATTTGAATCGTGATATGATTTTAGTGACTGGGCTAACTGAAAAGCCGGCCCTTGATGCATCTGGAAATCCTAATATGATTGATAGTCAGGGACAGCCCAGGCCAGTTAATTTAAATGACAAAGATTTTACACCAACATGTGATTGGATCACATGTAATTATGTTTGTAAACCATCTTTTGATCTAAATGATAAAGTGCAGATGCCAGATGATAATGGAACATATGATATGTTTGCAGCGAGATTTGCTGAGCAAATGATGGTGAATAAGTTGAAAAAACTATTCAAGGATCAACCATGGTTTCATTTGAATAAGCTACAAGATATTTTTAAGGATATTCCCAAGGCTACTTTGACAAGTCTTCTACTTCGTGCTGTGAATAATCAATCGATTATCTTTGAGAATGGAAATCTTCAGGGTCATATTATTTTCAGAAATGGTCTCTTCTTATTTCAGCCAAATAAGATTCAAGATAATGCAATTCCTATTTCATTCCGTTACGGAAGATATCCAGTAAGGAGGGATTCTTATAATCCTACACGGGAAATCATAAAAGCTAAGAATACTTCATCTCTGAAATATATAAGAAATTTCTGGAATACTGCGGTTTCATGGGTGAATTCCTGGTGTAAATCTGGTGTAGTGATTACAAAAGATATTCCAGAAGATTTATCTGATGCCATTATTGATTATGTCGAGAGAGATGATAAGAAGAAGGAAAATATTAAGACGCGTCTTGAGATGTTACAGTGGTGGGGTAAAGCTATTACGCGTAGAGTAATTGGAAAAGATAAAGATGGCCTTGATGTATATGAAGCATATACAGTTGGTCTCGATCAATTGAATAAGGTTGCAAAAGAATTCATATGGGATTCTTTCTTTAAAGGACCCGAGCATATCCAGCTCTTGAATGAGGATTTAGAATCTGCTAAAAGTGCTGCTTCTGAACAAATTCTGAATGCGGGATCTATCAATGCAGTTCGTTACATGGATATTGGTAAGAAAGAGCCTATCTACCAGTGCTCTGGAGCTCCCTGCCCTCCTTCTGTTTTGAAATTATTCACAGATTCCAAGATTGACCCAGTTGTAAATGCCAAGGCAAATAAGAAGGTTAGTGCAAATCCCTATGGTTTCATGGTAGTCTGGGAAAATGATATTATGTTCAAGACAAATGATGCTAAGAATGAAGAAGGAAAGCCTCCTGGCTCTGGTGCAGCATGTTCAATTGTAAGTAACGTGAAAGGTCACAGAATGAAGTTAGTTGAATTAGGAAAAATCTTGGCAAAGTATCATGATGGAAATCAATTTGAACTAACTGAAGAGAGTTTATCTAAATCACTCAATGGAGCTCCCTCTTATTGTGCTTTAACAGAAATTATTATGCGCTGGATGGATTTACGTAAAGAATCCTACGGTAGTAAGCGTTATTTCTACAGGCCTCTTTCATCCTACTATTCTGGCCACAAGTCGAAGAAATAAAATTGAATAAGGGGTTAGTTCATTGTAAAGCACTTAATAAAATGTCAATTCCATCATGCTCTATATGCTTCGATGAAATTGATATAAAGTTAACTGGTCTAGTTACACTTCCATGTGGTCATCATAACCATATGAATTGTATTACAAGATGGTTTTCAAATCATGACTCTTGTCCAATTTGTAGAAAAGAGATGGATGGTCTATCTGAAGCATGGAAAGAGACACCTGAGGTAAATACACCTGAGGTAAATACAGCTGGGGTAAATAGTCCATATATATACATATCGCGATTTGAGTCAGTGCAAGCAGATAACTGGATTGATGCTACAAGTCTAAATAGTTTCTTTCGGCAAGATACTGATGAGGAATATACGCCCATAGTTGATCCCATGGATCGTCGTATTTCACTCAATCTAACTCAGTTCTTAAATCTTTATTATGACCACATGTATGAAACTAGAATACATCCAAGCACCATCACTATGTGGAAATATCTCTCAGAAAGTAATATCTGTGAACGAGCCCCCCCTGAGTATGCTGGTGAGCTTCGTCTCTACTTTACTTACAACCATCTTCGCAATATAGTCATGGGTGATGCTTGGGCAGATTTAAGTGAAAATGACTGGAAGAATATCCTTTATTATATCGATAACCCCCAGAGTCGTGCATTCTATAGTGCAGGCAAGGATTACGATGACCCAATTCAACTTCCTGTGACAAGCGTATAAAATTGACTATATACATACACATTAGAGTAGCATGGAGACTGAAGCATTCTTTCAAGAAAAAGTATACTTGACTCCCAAGGATCTCAGAAACGACATTGAATCAGTGGATAATATCTTAATTGAAAAGCTAAAGGAGCGCCTTGAGCAACGCTGTTCTCCTCACGGCTATGTTCTCCCTGGAACTCTGGAGATTCTGACAAGGTCTACTGGGATGGTTGACGCGGGTCGTTTCTCCGGTGATTGGGCATTCTTGGTAAAGGCAAAGGGGCGAGTTCTACATCCTCCTGAGGGAACCATGGTAGAGGTGGAAGTGCTGAAATCCAATAAAATGGGTATCTATGCAGTCTATGAGAATGCAATTAGGCTCATGGTTCCTCGTGATCTTCATTTGGGAGATGAGGAGTTTGATAGCTTGAGAGTGGGAGAACGTATCAAGGTGGAAATTCAGAAATCCAGATTTCAGCTTCGCGACCCCTTCATTGTGAGCGTTGGAATTTACCGTGGAAGATCTGGAGAGCCTACCAGGGTTATTGGTCAAGAGCCTCAGGGAGAGCAAGAGGCAGAGGAGCAAGTAGAAGCACAAGAGGCAGAGGAGCAAGTAGAAGCTGAAGAAGCCGAAGAAGCACAAGGCAGTGCGGAGGAAGAAGAGGAGGAAGAGCAAGAGGGACAGTAGAATGGCTGACGATTATGAGCAGCGCAAAGAATTCTGTAAAGAAATGAATGTCCTATCTAGACCCGAGCTTGAGGAACTATATAGAATTCTAAGACGTGAAGGAGGTTCCTTCAGCGAGAATTCAAATGGAATCTTTTTTGATGTGGCCGCGCTTCCGGCCTCTGTATTTGAAGCCCTATGGAAGTTTCTTCAATTCTGTAAATCAAATGCCAAAGATTTAGATGAGCGCAATAAACTCATTGGAACAATGGCTAATCAATAATGTAATAGATAATAGATTATGAACAATACAGATGTTCATATCGAAGATGTTACAAATGAATTTAATGAATTAATTGAACATCTCAAATCTGAAATTGCAGAGAACAGAATGAAATATGTGAATAATACTTTGAAAGAATTCTTATTATCAACTCTAGAAACTGATGTAGTTCATTCTCTTCATGATATTTACCAAGATACCTTGAATGAATTTCCTGAAAAGAAACTCTTATACAAGGCACAATGTGAATCTATGGTTCTCTCATCACTTAATGGTCTAATTGTGCCTATCAAGGGTATTATAAGCGAAACAGCGCCATGGTTATCGGATGATGTAAATGCACAATTTGATACTTTTATGAAAGAATTAATAAAAAAGATTCAGAAAGGTGGTGGCCCCTACAATGCCTTAATTCGAAGATTCACAAGAAGAATACCTTATGCTCTAAGTGCTTTACCTGGTAGAACATTGAATCTACCAAGATTGAACCCTGTTACATACAAAAACAGGCCTATAAATCAAAGAGTAAATATCATAAATGTCCCTATGAAAAATGTGAGAAATATGAATTTACCAAAGCAAGAAAATATACTAAAATATACAGGCTACGTTGAAGTCTTAGGTAAGGAATTTATCTTTGGAAGACTTCGTGAAGTTGCAATAGAATACGGTAAGAAATTAAATGAAATTCTTGAAACTGCTATTAAGCCGAATTTGAAAAAAGTAATCAATAAATACAAGTGGGCCACAGATAGTATTGCTACCTTTGTGGTAAATAAATATTACTCATCATTCTGTGATGCTATAATAAGAAAACTGGTTGTAAATATCATACATGCTACCTTTAGTAATATAGAAGCAAACCATGAATGGATAACTCCAGTAGCAGATATACTAGAACAAAATTTAGTTACACCCTTGTTGAAGCCGACTGTCCTTACAAACAGTCTAAAGTAGCTTCGCGTTTTATACTTAATATGACTGATACAGTGCCCCAAAGTCTCATCCAGATATGTGAAACACATCAGGATGCTACATTTCAAGTTGCTAGACGTCTTAGAAGAAATGCTGTAAGCTCAGTGGCCGATGCTCAGGACCAAGCACCCAAGTGGAATCTAATTACACATTCTATTTCACCCAGACACCCTATGGCTGCATGGCTATGGCTGAAGGACCCCCTATTCCGTGTTTCTCCTGAACCTCTTAGACAGCGTATGATGCTAGATGCCACTACAGAATGGCAGGAGCGTTGTTCTAAACTGGATTTTCCTCGTGTCTACAGTAAGAAAAAAGCGATGGAGGGATTTGGGTGTCAAAGGCCTGATCTACAACAAGCCAAGGCCACAATGATTGCAATGGAACGCTACACTCAAGATGATCCACTCTTATGGATTCTCTTCAATGATAAAGATAAGACTATTTCATTTCTCGATGACAAAGCATTTCCTCGTGAGGGAGGATATAAGCAAACCTGGATTTTGAGAGAACCCATGTGGGATAGACTCTGGGAAGCAAACTGGTCATCGGATTCTCTAGTGCAATGGATACAGGCACAGGAGGAAGCTGGATTCAAGGTTGATTGGCCTCTCGAGCCAGCTACTTCTACTATGAAGGCAATGTCAGCAGAATATGAGGCCATGAATCACAGTGCAAGAGGGCTATCAAAGGATGAATTAAGACAAAAGCTGGGAAGAGCTAAGGCTATGAGGAAGCTTCTAAGCTAAATTGATACTTCTACACGTGAAACAGATATATCATGGATGCCAGATATTTAATAAGTAACACCTAAAGTTGAAACCGAAACCCAAAGC